ATTAGCAGTAATTACAGAACCAACAGTGTAAGAAGCTGCATTTATTGTGCCAGTTGTATAAACACCCGTAGCATTAGCCGTAACTGAAGTGCCGACTGCAAGTGATGTATTTACAAAAGCAGTACCATTAACTTGTAAAGTATATGATGATGTTCCTGTTGTTCCTACAGCAAGAGTAACAGGTATCGATGCATTACCATTAACATCTATAGTAAATCGATTTGCTGTGTTGTAAAGATAAAATTGAGTATTATAAGTACCAACGGACCAACCTGTAGCTCCAGCATCTAAAAGTTCTAATGCTGAATTATAATTACTAGGATTTTGGATAGCAGCATATGCAGGACTTGCAGCATTTCCACTAACAACATGTAATGCATATCCAGGAATTGAAGTACCAATACCTACGTTACCATTAGATACAAAATATGCAGATGTACCAATTGTAGCTACGTTAGTAGTCGTAGATAAATTAGCACCAGATATAGAACCTGTAGCATTAATACTTACGATGCCAGAAGAAATTGTTACGTTACCAGCAGAATTAGCAACACTAATTTTTGATGTTGTTTGAGTTGTACTATTATTACCAATTGTAAACAAACCAGTATTTGCTAATGAAATAGTTGGAGATGTTGTAGTATTACCAGTCCATAAAATATTACTGCTATTAACAATTAAATTAGCGCCAGCATAAAAATTAACAGCATTGGCATTGCCAGTTGTAGTAAACGAAGAAGCATTTGCGATACCAGTTGTATAAACGCCAGTAGAATTAGCTACAAATGCTGTACCTACTGTATATGATGTAGCATTAATTACGTTATTAGAAGCACTCATAATTACGTTGCCAGTAAACGTAATTACGTTGCTAAATGTTTGAGTATTAGTCCAAGTATATTGAGCTGCAGTATTAACTGAACCGCTACCTCCAGCTGCCCAATATACGTTACCAGATCCGTTTGAAGTTAGTACTTGACCGACAGTACCCTGCGAACCAGTAGAATCAATAATAGAAATACCAGCAGCAATTTTTACATTGCCGCCATGATATGTTGTACCATTAATCGATAATTTATCAGCAGGTGCAGTATTACCGATACCGACATTACCTGAACCAGTATCTAATCTGAAACCTTCTGTTGATGTATTACCAGCAGTAGCCATATAATATAGCTGTACTAAATTTCCTTTTAATTTTAATCCATTCCAACTATTTCCTGGATGAGATGAAATAATTTCACCATAACCACCAGCACTATTCCAACCTATACCAAGAGCTGGAGTTGTTGTTGTTAATGTTGGTGGACCAAATATAGAATATGTTTTATCCCATGCAGTCGCGCCTCCGCTCGAGTCACCCATACCAACTTGCAACGTTGCAACCTGATTGGTAGAATTAATATAAACAGAAGTAGCATTAATAATAGTATTTGTAAAAACACCAGATGCATTTACAACAAAAAAGTTAGAGGTAGTATTAACAATTGAGATCGATGTTGGAGTTAAGGTAAGATTACCTGATGGGCTAACTAAAACGTCAGCTGTAGAATTGCCATAACCATATACAGTACTATTGCCAGTAAAGAAATGAGTTGCATTAGTTTGTGTATTTACACTTGAATTGCCAATAGACATTGAAGTTGGCGTAATTACTGCGGCATTAGCAATAGTATTATTATCAGATATTGTAATTGTATTAGCATTAATTAATGTAGTAAATCCATTAGTATCTGCTAATGATAATCCATTTGCAGCTGCAGTTTGGTAATTTCCAATATCATCATAAAAATTAATAGCAGCACTTAATACATTTGTTATTGAGTATAATGATAAGCCACCAGAAAAACTATAATTTTGTGTTGTATCAAGGCCTGGAACATTGCCCCAATACGTATTTGTTCCAGTACTAATTAATACACTACCACTATTACCATAAGAACCGTTGACAATTAAACCGCCAGTAATAGCAACATCACCACCGAATGTAGCATTGTTTGAATTGATAGAAGTAACTACACTATTTGAAGAAATAATAAGGTTACTTTGATTCATGCTAATGTTTGCTATTTCAGTACCAATAACAAGATTAGAACCGTAAACAGTAGCTTGACCTGCTTGGAATAAAACATATTTTGATGTTCCACCACCCAATCTAAACACAGAACTATTAGCAAAATATGAATTTTGTGTTGGATCTAATAAACCATTTACTGAAGTGCCAATTGTAATTTGGCTTGTTTGTAATTGTAATGAATTATTAGTTCCGGAAATTGTCATTGATGAAGAATTTGCAAATATATTCGCAGTACTATTTCCAGTATAAATCGTAGAAGGTGTTACTCTAACAGCTGTTGAAGAATTTGCAACTTCCATATAAATTGAATTATATGCTGAAACCGTTCCAGAAACAGCATTAGTTGTCGCTATATTCGCATATTTTAATGTAGATGTTGCTGGATATGTAACTGCTCTATCAGTATTATAAGTTACAGTTAAACCACTAAAAGTTTTTGGCGAACCTAATGAACCAGATGCTAATGTGTAAGCTATATCTGTGCTATTTGGAGCAATATCAAAAGAATTAGCAGTGCTATTCGCAACTGTATTACTTACTAAAACTCCTGTATATGGACCTCTTTGAATGCCACTTGTAAATGACATTCCAGAAATAGAACCCGCAAAAGAAATATTACCTGGAATAAATCCAGTAGTATATGATCCTAAATTAGTAATACCATTACCAATTGTAAATGCAGCAGTAGCTCCAGAACCTGAAGTATTTGTTATTAAGACCCAACCACCGATAGAACTACCGATGTATGCTGAAGGAATATTCGCGCCACCGCTAGTATAAATTCCTGGATTTGCATAAAAATAAACCCATTGTCCTGTAGTAAATGGATGATAATGACCAGATACTGTAAATGCATTACCAGCAATAGTTGTAGATGCAACTGTTTGCGATTGGTTAACAACCCAGCTAGTTCCACTACCACTGACGATATATGTTCCATTTAATACGTTTGAACCAGTAAGGTATTGACCAATCGCAATAGTACCTGTTGGTGATCCAGTAACAGTAAGTGTTGTTCCAGAAATAGAACCAGTAAATGAAGATGTTGTTAATGCCCAAGATGAACCATACAAAGTACTTGTTCCACTAACAACACTTGTTCCTTGTAAGATATATTTCCATCTTGGTAGAGGAATTGTTCCAGAAGTGCCAGATAATGCAGCCGTGCCATATGGCGAATTTGCAGAAGCTGCAATATTAAATTTAACAAAAGTATTACTTGAAGCAGAAGCACCAGTATAAGGGAATGAACTTTGGCCAGAAAAATCTGAACCATTTCCTGCAGGCGATAATGATGTTGTTAAACCTAAATTTGCTGGTATTTGGACATACGCATTCGCAGAAGTACCTGTTACTGCTGTTGTAGAATAATAAGAATAATTAGAAGATGTCGGTGTTCCTGGCAATGTAATGTTAAAATTATTTGGATTTGAACTAGGAACACTTGTGATACTGTAAATTTTATTATTCAAAAGATAAACTAATGAAACACTGGTCGAAGTAATAGTTGTTGGTGATGATACAGTTGCTGGCAAACTTAAAGTATAAGTTCCTGTTTTTCCTGTACCTGTTCCATATCCTGTAATGTAAGTTCCAGATGTAATAGATCCGCCACTTATAATTTGACCAAGACTTATTGTATAATTCGAATTAATTGCAGTTACAGTAAGTGTTGTACTAGAAACAGTACCAGTAAATGAAGTTAATGCTGTGTTGACATAACCAGAAGTAATACCATTAAATTGTATGAAAGATCCAACATCAAGATTATGTGGAGCTGGCATCGAAACCGTAAGCTGATTATTAAGTAAAGATAAAGATGTTCCTACAGCTTTAAATGAACTTACTGATGCAGAATAAACATTTGTTGAAGTAGAAGTAACTACAACATTTTGAGTTCCATTAAAAGGATATGGCGCTGATAAAGAAAAATATGCATTTGTAGAACCAAAAATTGGATCAAATGACATACCTGTAATAGTTGTTGTTCCAGAATCTGTAAATACTGGAATATTAACATACATACCATTTGCCAACCCATGTGGTGATGGTGTATTAAAATGTAAATTACTTGCTCCACCAGCTGTCCAAAAACTTGAAATAGTATTTACGATTGATGGAAAATTTGCGTATGTTAAAATATTAGGGCTAGGAGCGGTTGCAACTGTGTATGTACCGTCATATGTTAAAGCAGAATAATTTGGATCTGGTGGAACGCCAGCAACTGTTACAGTATCACCAGCATTAAATCCATGAGGCGTTGTAGTAACAACAGTAGCTACGCCAGAAGTTCTTTGTACTGAAGAAATATTAGCAGCTAAAGGAGTATATACAGTAAATCCATTTGCAGCAATTATACCAGAAACTTCGTATGTATTATTAAATTTAGCTGCAGCTCCTGGCAAACTAGCAAATGTTACATACTGACCTTTTGTAGGAGCAACGAAATTTGTATTTGTTGTTGTGTAGATAGTTAAATTTGAGCCGTCATAAGCATACGTATTTACAGTTAATGCTTCTGAAAACGCATTAAGATTAAACTGTGCATTAGCAGTGCTATTACCACTGAAGATAATAATTGGAGAAATTTCAGAATTATTTGTTGGGTTACTTACAGCAATGAATGTAGTATTAATGACAGAATTTACGGTGTTATTACCTGCGAACAAACCAATAGCATTAATAGAACTATTAACTGTGCTGTTACCTACGCTGATACCTTGATTGAGAGTAATATTATTGGCGCTGATAGTATTCGAGTTGATTGTATTTGATGTAACATTGTTTGATGTCACATTAGATTGATTCGAACCAATTGAAATGAGAGCGCTGCCATTTGATGAATATAAAATACCATCAGCAAGATTAAGTGCTAATTCACCTGGATTAATATATTGACCATTGCTTGAATTTGTAGTGTTAGGTTGTCTACCAGCTACAGTTGTTCTCTTAACTTGAAATATCGTATTAGCCATATGGCATCCTCTTTAACGGTATATACCGAGGTATCAATTTGATGTATTTATTAGAAAGTACCGCCATCTAAACTGATAGCAGCAGTAAAAATAAGATTGGCAGTATATAAAGCAGCATTAAATGTTACATTCGAATTAAATACTGTATTGGTTCCACCGAATGTATTATTACCAGTGTAACTTGTATTGTTTCCAATATATGCGCTTGCAGCACTTGACCAATATACATTGCCCGCACCATTTGATGTAAGTACTTGACCAACACTACCTTGTACACCAGTAGAATCTATTAACGAAATACCAGTACCAATTTTTACGTTGCCACCGAAATAAGTTGTACCATTAATTGACAATTTATCCTGTGGATTAGTATTATTAATACCAACATTACCTGATGGCGCAATTCGCATTCTTTCGTTAACAGCAAGAGTATTAGCTGTAAAGAAATTAATATAATTAGCACCAGCTGTACCAATTGAAAGATTAGTATTACCAGTATACAAATAACCATCAGATGGTCCATTGATAGTCCAAGTTGATTGGCTGAAACCGTTTCCATTGATGCCAAGATCGATATAATTTAAATTAGTAGGCGCTGGTCCGCCAGTATCATTAACAACGAAATCTGATGAAGCATTATTGCCAGTGTTTGCATTCCAAACAACAACTTCGTTAAAATTGTTTGAATTAGTAACAAATTCTGCTAATGAAAAATCTGTGCCATTCCAACCAATAATAACATTAGCGATTGAATTACCAACAGCGACTGCAGTAGTATTTACAAGCGCACCACCTGCAGCAGTTCCGTATACGTTTGCTTTAAAAGAAGCTGCATTAACAATGCCAGTATATGTTGGTAAATATGATGCAATATTAGCATTTAAACCAGCCGTAGTTTGGTAATTAGCAAGATTACTAGAAAGCTGACTTGTATTTACAAATGATTGTGCTGTAACGTATGATACAGCATTACTGTAAGTGGTAGCATCATTAGCTAGCATTTGGGCTGTATTGCTATACAATGCCAAGTTAGCAACTAATTGAGCATTACTTACTACGTTAGCAGCCGTTACCGTACCAACATACAATGTATTATTTGATGTTTGGCTATAATTTGTAGCATTGATTGTCGCATTTACAGTAGCATTGCCAATAGCAAATGTATTTGCCTGAATTGTACCAAGTGCTCCACCAACAACAGAATTGCCAGTTGTTGTAGAATTTGAATAAAAAGCTAGATATCCAGTAGAATGGTCGCGTGAAAGGAATGCACTAATATCAGCACCGCTATAATAGTTCATAACGATACCAACATTTAAACCATCGTCTGATGTTAATGGAGCACCATTCGCGAGAGTATGTAATGTAATCGTAGCATTTTCAACAATAAGATTGTTTGCACCATTAATAACTGTATTGCCAGTAAGTGAAAGTATACCAGTAACTGTTAAATTATTAGCAATCACATTAGCATTGAATGTGGTATTAGTGCCATTAAATGTATTATTACCAGTATAAATTGTATTATTACTTGTATACGCATTTATAGCATTCGAATATACAGTAGAAAGATTAGCAGTAAGTTGAGCAGTATTAACATATGATTGCGCTGTGACATATGATACAGCATTGCTGTAAGTAGTAGCATTATTAGCCAACATTTGCGCCGTGTTACTGTATAATGCAAGATTGGCTATTAATTGAGCATTACTTACTACGTTAGCAGCTGCTATTGATCCAACAAACAACGTATTATTAGCAATACCACTAAATGATGTTGAGTTGATAGTAGTATTAACTGAAGAATTGCCTTGACTAATTACAATAGTATCATTGCTGAAAAATACAGAATTTGAATAAACAACAACAGCAGAGTTTGCTAAATTAGTGCCGATAGTAATATTAGTTTGTGATCCAGCTGCACCAGCTGTACCGATGTTTAATATTTTAACATTGCCAGAAGTAGTTGAACCTGTAGCGATATTTACTACTTGGTTAGCTGTAGAAGTGCCAATAGAAATTGGACCAGTTTGCAATGGTCCACCAATAGTTATAAAACCTGTAGTTTGACTATTAGCAGAAAAATTTCCAGCAGCAGCAGAAAAGTTAAATGAACCAGCAGAAACTGTAAGGCCTGAAGTAAATGTACTGGTACCAGATGAAATTATACCGTTAGAAACAATAGCCCAACGATTTGTAGTGCTACCTAAATTGAACCCAACAGTATTTGAAATGGGATACAAACCACTAGAGTTAGCGATCATACCATTGGTGTATAAAGTATTTGAAACTACTGAATTGGCAGTAAGAGAATTTGCTGATATAACCCATAATGCAGAAGAATTACCAAGAAGAACGGTATTGCTTGCTGGATTAAATGAAGTGCCAGAAATTACTAAGTTACCAGATAAAGTTCTGCTATCAGTATTTTGAACATATGAAGCCGCAGCAATGCCACCAAGATAATTTGAATTATTAGAGGTCATTGTAGCTACGTTAGCAGCTAATCCAACAATTGTTTGATAGTTAGCAAGATTACTTGTAAGCTGGCTTGAATTTACAAACGATTGACCTGTTACATATGCAACAGCGTTACTATAAGTAGTAGCATCATTAGCTAGCATTAATGCTGTGTTACTGTACAAAGCTAAATTAGCAGTTAACTGTGCATTACTTACTACGTTAGCAGCAGCTAATCCACCAATGTATAATGAATTATTTGCTGTTCCATTAATCGTTGAATTGAATGTAATTGTATTGGTAAATGTTTGAGTGTTAGACCAAGTATATTGTGCACTTGTATTAACACCAACAGAACCTAATGATTGCCAAATTACAGCTGTACCATTTGATGCGAGTACTTGGCCATTAGAACCAGCGGAATTGCTAGAATCAATTAAAGATGCATTAACAACAAGATTAGAAGCAAACGTAATAACATTTGTAAATGTATATTGCTGCGCTGTGTTTACACCGCCTCCACCACCGCCACCGTTAGCAACTATTGCGAAGTTATTGTTTAAATCATTGGCTGTAAGTATTTGGCCTTGGATGAATATATGTAAATTTGCCATTAACCTATAATTCCTCCAACGGTTCCAGAATCAAGAGCAATTGCATTTCTTGGTTCTTCTAATGGAGCTAATGTATCAGAACTACCTGTTATTATTGTCGCACCACAATAACATATACTACCAACAACTGCAGTAACAGCATCTTCGCAATAAAAATTTCCAGAACCATTAATAATTGGTGTAATGCCATGTCCTGGAATAGGGCAGCTGTGAAGATCACCTGCGCGAGCGACGAGAATACCATCAACATACGTTTCCGCTGCAGATGATATCACTACTCCGCCATGATCGCTAGTATCCCCTAATCTTACTACACTTGGCATATTAGACCTTATTCGTTAACATTAACAGTAGTAGAGTTTATAACGATATTGTCACTTGTTATATCAATAATAGAATTACCAATAGTCAAAACAATACTCGATGGATTTACAAAAATACTAGCTTTTCCAACTTGTAATTTTATAGAAGTATCACTGTCAATAAGGATAGTGTCAAACGCTTTTATTCTAAGTTTTCCTGAGTCGATTTGCATATCGACATTGCCATCTTGACTATTTATACCCCATTCGCCATATAAAATATCAGTTCTATTTCCATGAACTGATCTTACTTCATCACCTTCAATATTATCGTGTACATTTCCGTTACGGTCTTGTACTAAATCGCCATTAATAGTATTAAAAACATCTCCGCTTGAATGGTGATATTTACTATCTGTTGTTCCATGAAGTTGATGACCTGAACCGCCATGATAATCATCACCATTTATTTCTTTGCTTACACCACTATCATGATTTTGTCTTGAACCGCCACTAACTTTTACATCATGATTGCCATCGACTGTTGTTGAGTGTCCATTACCACTATATGTCCAAGTTCCATTTGCAGTAGCTTCAACTTTAGAACCGTCAGCCGCATGACCGTGATAAGAACCTGATGGTTGTATTTGAAAAAATGATTCTAATCCAGGAGTAACGTTATTGATCGTTTGTCCACCGCCAGCATCTTGAGTTACGTGGACATATGGATATTTTCCGTCAAATACAATTTTAGGATGTTTTTGATTATAATCTGTCATTTTAAATTTTCGTTACAGTTGGTTCATGAACAGTAGCACTAGGAACAAATGTTAAATTATATTGTTGTCCTGTGTCAGGCGAAGTTATTGTTTCAGATATAACGCCACTTCCTCCAGCAAGTTGATCATCATATGATTTTTTCAATGCGAGATATTTACAACCATTAATCAAATCAGCATCAGCTTGATCTGGAGTATCAGTAAGGGCTGCTTGCATGCTATCTTTTTTCTTTTGTAAATTTGCTTGATTTTGAGTAAATTCTGTCATTGTGTTTTGCATAGAACCATTAAGAACCGATTGTGGCAAATGATTCTGGACAACACCAGTAATTGCAGCACCAAGATTTCCAGTAAGTAAACTTTTTGCTAACCCAAGCATCGATGATAAATTAACACCTGAACCAAGTATTTTTGTTAAACTATCTGCATTCATACCAGCCAAACCACCTACTAATAATCCACTAAGAACTGCAGATGTTAAACTTCCAGAATTAATATGCGGTAAAAAAGAAGATCCTATTGAAGCGATAGAATTTGCTTGAACGTGTTCTTGAGCAGATGCATAATTAGGTTCGCCATTTCTTAATGTATAAACGAAATCGCCATTTGGCCCTTTCCATTGAATATATCCAGGAAATGGATCGCTCACAGCTGCATAATATTGCTGGATATAAAGGTTAGGTACTACTTTAACAATAAGATTTGCTGGTGGTCTAGGCGTATTTGGCCCAATAACATTTGATTTTGGTGGTGTATATGCTGAAGTAGTTCCATGATTACTTACCGCACTGGATACTGCTAAAGTAACACCAATACTTAATGCTTTTCCTAATATTGGGCCAAGATTAGCTCCCCCAACAGAACCTAGAATAGAGCTAATAGTATTTGTCAAACCAAATTCATTTGCTAAATTTCCAATAACACCACCAAGAACATTTCCCATCATATTAGTTTGACCAAGTGCACTTGTCATCGATATAATGTTACGAATATTTGAAAAATTTGCTACCATATTTGGAAGCGAAGCACTTTTACTATCAGGATCAACTTGTTTGATTGTATCAAGAATGTGTTGGCCAGGAGCTGCGCTTGCTATCGATGGTGTATTAGGTTGTTTAAAACTTTTATCAAGTTCCGTTCTTATATTAACACCATCTTTATTTGTTAATTGTGAAGGATCTGATTTTCCAGAATTAATATCAGTAATAACTAAACGAGCAGTATTTAATAAACTAAATGGATTAATAAATGGAGGAGGGCTTTGATTTTGCGATGGAGCTGGTGCGCTTCCTTTACTAATATCTACCTGAGGAATACCGTCATTTGTTGTACCGTCAATAAATTCGCCAGCTTTACCAAACGAACCAATAATGATTGGATATTGATGATCAGAATCAGCCCAAAAACCTGCAACCTTTGAACCTTTTACTAATCCTAATGGAGTAGTGCCAATTTTACCAAATGCAGCTGATGTAACAGGTTGCATTGGTAACGCCCATGGAAGGTCATCATCAGGTATATTACTTTTATCATCATGACGGCCAAATACACGAATTTGCACACGACCTGATTGATCAGGGTCATATACGTTTACAACTTCAGCAATCCACCAAGAAAATGATTGTCCAAGATCTCTTTCAGTCATACGCCATTCTCCAGATTACCTTTAATACATTCAACAACGCATGTATATCTTGGTCTTTCTCCTAATAAACCTATGTCGTGATGTATTCTTGATATCAAAAAGTTACCATCTAACATTTCATCATCTTCTCTTGGACCTGTTGTACCAATTTTTTTAGGTAAGTTGATTGTAACAACAGATCCAGGAGTTAAATTAAAATCCCCATATACTCTCATCTTTAAACTATTTTGTAGAAGAGCTGAAAGGTATGATTGTAAATCTGCTGTATTATCAGGAATGTGGGTATTAGCTCTTTGAGAAGTATCAGCTGGAATTAATGATTGTGGTGGAATTTTTGGTGTAAGATATTTTTGTTTAAAATCAGAAGAATTATAAGAACCCTTACCACCAGTAGTATACTGAGTCGAATCAGTTACAATATCATTTGATGCATATGTATGTGTTCTATATTCGAATTGTGTAACACGTCTTGTACCACCAAATTTAATTCTATCAACAGTGTTGAAAATTTTAGGAATTTCTAAAGAAATAATATTGTTTTCAGGCTTATTGTAAATGCTACTATTGATAGAATCACTTTGAGTAAATGTTTTTACTGGTGAATTTTTAAATAATTTTTCAATAGTAGAAAATGTATATGATTGTTTTCCATTATCTCTTGTTTCGAAATAAACATAAAGTGATGATTTGTTTTGATCTGAAATAGATCTTTTTTTCATCATATCAATTGCTTTAAATGGATTGTGATGAGGAACAACAATATTTTGGTTGCCTTTGGTATCTTCTACCGTAATAGGTTTTGTGCTTTTTAAATAATTTTTATGAATATCCTGAACAGCATCAGATATTAAACCTTTATAGCTTTTCTGGACATAATTTGTCTTAGCTTGTAATGCTTCTTCAGAAACACATTTTAAAGTATACAATTTTGAATTGAGCGTTTGTGTTGCCATATTCGCATCTTCTAAAGTATACAATGCGAAATTAAATTCATTAGATGTACCATCAGGCATTTCAATTTGCAAATTGATAGTTTCATCGCCTACGATTTTTAACTGACCTATTTGATCATCCGTGTCTAATACTTTTATGTAAGCAATAGTGCCTGGATGAAAAATAGTTTCAAAAATTGATGCTGAAGAAAATGCATAACCTAAATCCAATAATCCTCTAGGAGAGGACAAAGTAAATGAAGTTATTGCTATATCACCTGGAACGTAATTATCAACCATTTAATATCTTTGTCAATTGTTTCGAAATTGGAAGAGCTAAATTTTTATTTACTAAATTTATAGATTTGTTTGCTTCGTTCAATTCATTTTCATAATCATAAGTGTAAACTGGATCCCAATAGCTTGCCTCTATAGCTGGTATATTGTTAGCAACAGAAGTAACTGCAGTAAATGCAACATTCGTTAAACTTGCATTGCCAAATAGGTAACTGCTACCAGTAATAATAACAGTGCTATTTGGATAAAGAGTTCCGGAAACATTATTAATTAATACTGATGTACTGTTAGATGTTACAACCTGACCTTTACCAGTATAATTAGCATTGAAATTAATCGTTACAATTTCACCTTCCATAAAACTCGGTGCGCCATTTGCATACACACCATTCGCACTATAATTTATAATTGAATTAGTGTTGATTGTCCAATCAATTTTAGATCTAAAATAAGAAATAATATTGCCTTGATTATCATAATACGGTTCATAAAATTTATAAAGATTTGGATCTAATGCATTATAATTTGAAACACTAATTGTTCCTGGACTATTGTACCAATTATTTCTATAAAACATAACACTATTTTGCAATACAGGAATAGATGTATTATATTTTGATGTTATATAATTGTTAAAATCTGCAGCTGAAAGATACCATTGATAATATGGATCAATAATACCATTGGTAAGATACATCATCCAACTTATATATTGATCAGAATAATAATGATCTGCAATTTGATCTGGTCTTTGACCTTG